CACTTTCGTAATACCAGCCCGGTAGAGGGCGTTGTATGCGCGGATCGGCAGCTGCAGGTGGTCAATGGGCAGGTCCTGAATTTTCTCGTCGGACCCGTCGGGGTCGATCGAGTTGGCGAACCGGCGGATCGCCTCCCTGCTGAGGGGCTCGCAGCCCTTGTGCTCCCAGAGCATGACGCCGCGGCCCAGGTCCTCGCGGATGAGGTGGGCGACGTAGGAGAAGTGGGCCTCGGTGAGGTTGTCGAACATCAGGCCTCCAGTTGCTCTGCGATCAAGTCTTTGATCTGGCGCTTGCTCACGGCCCAATGGCCGATCCCTCCAATCTCGCAGTAGTAGCGATCACGGGACTGGCCAGGCCCAAAGAAAGTGACGATCTCGCCGTTGTCGCTGACAAAGATTCCGCGGTAGGTGAAGTCCATCCGATCAGGCCTCCATCAGGGCGCGAAGGGCGGACTTGACCTCGGCGGACTTGTAAGCCTTAGCAGCCTCGGCCAGGTTCTTGAACTGACGGCCGCGGGGCATGGAGCGAAGGCCCTTGGACTGGATGTAGATGCTGACGGCGCCCCAGCCGTGAAAGGCAACGCCGACGTCGGTGCCCTTCTCAGTGGTGACGGTGAAGAAGGTCTCGGTCTCTTGGGTAATCAGGTTCATTGGGGTGGTTGTGAACTGAGCTAAGTATTGCCTGTTTTGGTGGGCTGGTTGTGGGGATTGTGCAGCTTTTACAGTTGGCACAATCCCGCGGGCCTGGCCCTCAGTCGCTCACGGGAACCGCAATGGCGCGAGCCTTGGCGTAAAACCGGCCGGTCGGAATCCAGACACCTTTCTGCATGTCCCATAGCCGAAACTCTTGGCCTTCCTTGCGGGCGGCGTACTCTGAAAGCTCGGCTAGGTTCTTCTCTGCCAGGTCAGGCCGGCCGGTCCACCGGGGGTTGCTGTTCACCACCTCGCCGTCGCTGTAGGTGGTTTCGACGTAGACGGCATGGGTGTAGGTGCGACTGGTCTTACGGGTGAAGACCTGGCCGTTCTCAGCGATAGCAGTCAGTTTGCGTGCAGGGGTGGTCATGGGGTGGTTGTCTGAACTGAGACCAGTATTGCTCCTGGATGGTGCCCTTGTTGTGGGGATTGTGCAGCTTCTGCAGTTGGCACAAAAAAAGGGGCCGGAGCCCCTCGGTTCAGTTGGCCTGCGCCCAGGCCATGGCTTCGCGGATCTTGGTGGGGCCGAAGCTCTTGAACTCCAGCTCGGCGGTGGTGGCCTCCCAGACCCAGTTGCCGCGGCGGGTGGGCTTGGCTTCGACCATGGCGAGGTCGGGGCCGAAGAAGCCGTGGGCGGCTTCGGAGTGCTCCCAGCCCTCGGGGAGGCCGGTAGCGATGGTGGCGTTGATGACGGCGAGAGGGCTGAGCATCGGGGTGATTGCCTGAACTGACCCAAGTATTGCCCCGAAATGGTGGGCTCGTTGTGGGTATTAGATCAGTTCCTGGATCGTCACAAGAGCACCCGGTCGTTCGTCCCGCTCGCAGTACCGCTGACTGGCGTGCAGCTCCACCACTAGGCAGTCCTCGGCCAGGGCCGACCCAGTCAATCCATCGAGGAGCGACCTACAGCACTTGTCAATGTCATTGCGTTTCACGGTGTAGTGCAAACGTGCTGATGGACGCAATTTGCCACTGGCGGCATAGTGCCCCTCAGGCCGTCGAAATCGAAACTCGACGTCCACTCGGCAAGCGCTCTCGATCAGAGCCGTTGTTGCTGCTAACGCCTCCGATCTGACAGCGTCCCGCCAAGGCGCCACACGCTCGGATGCTTCGCGCATCCCAAAACGGGTTCTGACCTTCGAGCCTTGCGGAGCCGGTTCGATTCCGTCGATCCGAATTTCGATCATAAAAAAGCCGGCTTGGTAAGAGCCGGCCTACCCACTGCCAATGAGCGTGCGACTGCTCACTGAGAATCTAAGCCATGTCTTTCGTCCCGCAAGGCGTGCCCTTCACGGCACTGCCGACAGCAATCCGAGGCACCCTTCAGCCAAACCAACTGGCGGTCCTTTGGGTTATCCAAACCTTCGCCGGTTCCAATGCTGACTGCTGGCCCTCGATCAAAACCATCGCTGACGGTGCGTGTGTTTCTGTCCGCACTGCTCGGGCTGTTGTTGGGCAGTTGGAATCCATGGGGCTACTCCAACGCGAAGCACGCCGAAACGAGAGAGGTGATTGCTGCACGAACCTCTACCGAGTCACCGTCAATCACCTGGCCAATGTCGCTCCCCCGCCCTTAGACCCCCCGGCAGCGTCTGCCGTACCCCCCGGCACGAAATGCAGTACCCCTAGGCAGGAGATGCCGGACCCCCCGGCAGGAGATGCCGCCGAATTAAATACAAGAGAACTAAATACAGAAGAACTAAAAACAGCCTTAAAAGCTGCAAAAGGCCAAAAGCGCCAAAAATCCGACTACTCCGAAGGCTTCCTGGCCTTTTGGCAGCAGTACAGAAAAATTCCTTGCAGAGCCTCAAGCCAGTCCAAGCCCAAGGCATGGGCCGAGTACAAAAAGCTGCCACGCGCCACCCAGGAGCGCCTGCAAGACGCCCTAACCCGCTCGCTTAAGGATCGGGCCAGGATTGAACGCGCAGGCGGCTTCGCGGCTAACTACCCCGAGTGCTTCCGCTGGCTGCGCGATGGACGCTTCGAGGACTTCCTAGAAACTGCCACAACACCATCAGCCAAGCCCGTTGCCCTCGCCCATCCTGGCGCCCAGGAAGGCGACCCCTTCTAGCCCCCACCCCTGGCTCAATGACTTACGCCCACAAGCGGTCCCGCATGGACCGCGACCTGACCTTCTACGCCCCGAAGGTCGCCTGCTTTGCCTGTTACGACTCCGGCATCGTCTCCAACGGCGATGGCCTCCTGAATCACTACCTGCCGGATTACGACGCCACCCTTAACCCTGACGGCACCATCCGCCGCCATGGTGGCTCCGACCTTGCGATCGTCTGCCATTGCGTCGCTTCCTACGAGTCACAGGACCACGAATCACAAACGACCCGCGCTGGGTTCCGTGATTCCTCTGGAGTTCGCTCTACCGACGTCGCCGGTCAGTCCCAGCCCATCGGCATTGAACTCGATAAGGACGTCGTCCGAGACATCCACCGCCGCAGGCGCGACAACTGGCAGGCCACCGTCAACGACATCAATGCCTTAAGGCAGCAAGTCCGAGCCGGTCTCAAACCGCAACTCCCTTCGTACATTGCAGACGTCAAGCAGCAGCTCCAGGCCCTGGGCGACCTGCTTCCATCCCTCGATGCCAATGATTGACATTTCCATTAGGCAGGCCCCTGTCATCTCGCACCTCACTTGCCTCGTCGATGAAACCAAGGCCGTTGCGTCCGCTGTCCTCGATAACGCCGTCGAAGAATCCCGCCCGATTCCTAGGGATGCTTACCAGTCCCTTTGCACACAAATGGAAGAGATCAAAACAATCCTTCGCTTCGCGTCCCATGGGTAGGGTCACAATCTCTCTCGACAATCAAGAGATCGCCGCCTTCCGTGACATCGCAGAAGCCGAAGGCAAGCACCTAGCAGCCGTCATCGTCGAGCACCTGCAGCCCGCCAACATGCGGCCCACCACTGCTCAGTTCTATACGGCCGCGGCAAGCGTCCATCAAAACTTCAAAGGCTGGCTCTCCAAAGATCAGTCCGTTGAAATAACAGCAATCGCCCTTCGCTCCCTGCACGAAGCTACGCGCTCCTGTTAATCTCAGCCCATGGCTGGCAAATCAACCAATATCGAAATAGACGAGCGGATAAATACCGTTTACAAACTCCTTTTAGAAGGCAACAGTAGAACCCAAATTCTTCAATACGGCGCGGACGCCTGGGGCATCAGCACCCGCCAAATCGAGGAATACATCAAGCGGGCACGCGATCACCAGCGCCTAGACGCCGAGCTAGAGCGCCCAGAGTGGCTCCATGAGTCCCTGTCGGCTCTCAAGGACATCCAGCGCAAGGCCACCAACCGCAACCAATACAGCACCGCCCTGAAGGCCATTGAACTCCAGGCCCGTCTGCTCCGCTTTGAGATGTCATGAGCCTCGTTGACGACATCTGCGAGGCCGTACCCCTCACGCAGTTCGCCACGCCTCCCTCAGCTCAAGACACCGACGAGATCCTGGAGCGCATCAAGGCCGACCTACACCCAGGCCAGCTCGCCTTTGTCGAAGACACCTCTACCCAGATCCTCGGCCTCACTGCTGGCTATGGCGCAGGGAAGACCGTGGCGCTTGCCGCCAAGTCCTGCAGCCTCGCAATCCTGAACCAGGGCTACACCGGCATCGTCATGGAGCCCACCTACCCGATGATTCGGGACATCTGGAAGGCCACCTTCGATAAGTTCCTGGAGCAATACGGCATCCCATACACCTACCGGACCAGTCCGCTTCCTGAATACGAGCTGCACCTGAGCAAGCCGACACGCATCCTGTGCCGCTCAATTAAGAACGGCGCCTTCACCGCAGTCGGCGTCAATGCCGCCTGGGCCTGTTTCGACGAGATCGACATCCTTCGCCTAGTGGACGCCCAGAGCGCCTTCGAGAAAATCCTGGGCCGCCTTCGTGAGGGCAACGTTCGGCAGTTCGCCGTGGCCAGCACGCCAGAGGGCTTTCGCTGGTTGTTCCAGCAGTTCGGCAAACCCGAGATGCAAGAACGCGACGATCGCCGGCTCATCAAGATGCGGACCTGCGACAACCCACATTTGCCGCCTGACTTCATCGAGCGCTTACAGGAGAACTACGACTCGGCCAGCCTTGCGGCCTACCTGAACGGCGACTTCGTCCTGCTCAACAGCACCCAGGTCTATGACCGCTTCGACAGGGCCAAGCACGTTATCCCGGCACCCCCCGTCAACCTTGACGCCGAGCCTCGCCACTGGGGTATTGACTTCAACATCGGGAATTGCAACGCCGTCTGCGGCGTGCGCCTGGGCAACACCTTCCTGATTATCGACGAGGTGAAGGCTCATGACACTGACGCCCTGGCCGCGGCAATCAAGCAAAGATGCGCCCATGTGACCGCTCCTGTCTATGTCTACCCCGACGCCTCAGGTGCCAACCGGAGTACCAATGCAGCTCGCACCGACATCGAGCTTCTCCAGATGGCTGGGCTCTCTGTGGTCGCTGGCAAGTCGAACCCTCTCGTTCGTGATCGCGTCGCTGCTGTTCAGGCTTTGCTGGAGAACGGCAAGGGCGAGGTGAGATTGCAGCTGCTGGCCAAATGCCACCGGATGATTGAGTGCCTGGAATTGCAGAGCTATTCAGAGCGCAATCCAGAGGAACCAGACAAAGAAGCCGGCTACGATCACTTGAACGACTGCCTCGGTTACGCCGTGTGGGCATTGTTCAATCCTTTGCACGTTCGAGCAGGGCGTGGCACTGGGATTCGTGTCTATTAACATCGACCTATCAGGCGAGGCGAAGCAGTGTATTCATCCGGTATTGGTGGCTCTAACCGATCCGCCCTTGTTGCCGGAGTTGCCGACCCAAATGGTGCATGGGTTGCGCAGGAGCCGCATTGGGGTCTGCTCGATGCACTCCTAGGTGGCACCTATGCCATGCGCAAAGGTCACCGAAAGTTTTTGCCGCAATATCCCAGAGAAGATGATCTCAGCTATGACAACAGGCTGAAAATCAGCTGCCTTAGTCCGTACCTGGCCAGGATCGAGAAGATGTTGGCGGGGATGTTGACCCGCAAGCCAGTTCGGCTGACTGACGTGAGTGACGTCATCACCGAGCAGCTGTTTGACGTTGACTTGATGGGGAACGACATCACGCTGTTCCTGAACCAAGCCACGAGGGAGTGTTTGCGCTATGGCCACGTTGGTGTCCTGGTGGATGCAGCAACTGATGGGAACGGGCGGCCATATTGGGCCATCTACAACCCTAAGTCGATCCTGGGCTTCCGCAGCGAGATCAAGGACGGCCAGCAGAAGCTGACCCAGTTGCGCCTTAAGGAGACAATCGTTGAGCCTGAGGGGGACTACGGCGAGCAAATGGTTGAGCAGGTCCGTGTTTTGTACCCTGGCCGCTACGAGATTCACCGCAAGAGCAAAGACGGCGAATACGAGCTGTTTGACGAGGGCACGACGAGCGTCCGCGAGATTCCATTTGCGGTGGCCTACTCAAACCGGGTAAACCTGATGGAGTCGCGGCCGCCGATGGCCGACATTGCAGAGCTAAACCTGAAGCACTACCAGGCCAGCTCAGATTTAAGCAACCAGCTGAGAATCTCGGCGGTGCCGTTCTTGGCGATCTACGGGATGCCCCCGAGCGCTGAAGAAATCACGGCTGGCCCGTCGGAGGCGATGAGCCTGCCCACCGAGTCACGGGTGGAGTTCGTCGAGCCTTCGGGCAATAGCTACGAGGCCCAGTTCAAGCACCTAGACCGGATCGCGCACGAGATCAACACCCTCGCGCTGGCCAGCGTCATGGGCCAGAAGCTGACGGCAGAGACGGCAGAGGCCAAGCGGATTGACCGCAGCCAAGGCGACAGCACGATGATGCTGGTGGCGCAGCAGATGCAGGACCTTCTGGACAACTGCCTGCGGTTTCATGCGGAATACCTAGGCGAAAGGAACCCAGGGAACGCCTATGTAAACCGCGATTTCCTCGGCCAACGTCTACAGCCTCAGGAGATTACCGCTCTACTGCAGCTGTATACCGCGGGCACAATTACGCAAAAAACCCTGTTGGAAGAACTCAGCAAGGGCGAGGTGCTCGATGATCTGGACGTTGAGGAAGAGCTGGAGGCGACTGAGATGGGCGGTCTATCAGGCACGCAGGAGCCACCGCTTGAAGAAGACGAGCCAGAAGAGGGTGACGACGAAGAGGACGCCGTAGAGCCCGAGGACGCCGCAGATGTGGAAGAGGAATAAGGGCGACGAGAGGCGGCAGGAGCTGACCGTTTTCAAGGGGCCTCTACTCGGGAAGTATTTAGCGATTGTCCGTGCTAGTTGGCGAGGCAACCATGGCAAAGCGGCCCAGGTGCAAGAGGTTGTCATCAAGGACCGCTTCGACGATGTGTTGAACGGAGCCAAGTTCAGTGAAGTCGTCAGCGGGTTCCTGCAGTCAGATGCTGACGTGTCGGTCTATATCGACTGCGAGCCGGCAGAGCTGGGGCTAGAGGACAAATGACCAGCACCCCGATTGCTCAGCAGCGTGCGTTCCTGGAGGGCAGCAAGGTAGCGGGCGGCGTCGCTGGGATCCCGACCTCTTACTACCGCAAGGCGCTAGATCTAAACCGCTTTAGCAATACGGTGGCGAACAAGCTGCTGGAGTCTTACCGGCGGCAGATCGTGAAGGCAGTGCGCGAGCTAGAGCGCATTGACCGGATGCCGAGCAGCCAGCGGCCAGAGTTCAAGGCGGCGCGGATGCGGGCGCTGATCAAGCAGAACCTGGACTCGATGCGAAGCTGGTCCAAGCAGAGCACCGAGGAGCTGATCAAGCAGCTTGACGGGCTGGCGGACGTTGAGGTGTCGTTTGCGCAAAACGAGCTGGCCAAGGTGTTGCCTGCTCAGATGCGGACGTCGGTGCGAAGCGTCGAAGTTACGGAGTCGTTCGCTAAGGCCTTAGTTGAGGCCGACCCGCTTGATGTTGGCAGCAACCTGCTGAAGCAGAACATCGACGAGGCCGTGAAAGGCCCAGGTGCATTACTGAAGCTGACGGCCAGGCAAGGCGCGATCATTCGGATGCCGAACGGCAAAAGCATCGCCAAGTCGTTTCGCGGACTTGCTGAAAGCCAGGGCGAGCTGTTTTCGCGCACGGTGTTGGATGGCCTACTGACAGGTGAGAGCACTGCGTCCATCGCTCGATCCTTATATGGCGAGCTTGGTTTCTCAACTGAAGCGCTGACGCCTCGGCAGATCGCGCTAGCTCAAAAGGGCAACGCCTGGAAGATGGCAAAGCATCAGGTGCGCACCCTTGTGCAGACGTCTGTCAATGCGACGTCCAACGCGGCCTCGATGCAGGTGTTTAAGGCGAACCCTGACATCACAAAGCAATATCGCTGGGTGGCGACGCTGGATAGCAGGACGACCCCGATCTGCCGCAACCTTGATCAGAACGTATACGAGTACGGCAAGGGGCCGACGCCTGCGAATCCACCGCATTTCCGCTGTAGGTCTACGACCGTGCCGGTGGTTGATTGGGAGGGGCTTGGCATTGACCCTCCGCCCAATGAGCAGGGGTACAGGCCAACCAAGGAATCGAAGCCGAGCAGTGCTAAGCCAGATGGCGGGCGCGTGCCAGTGGACACCAGCGCCGCGTCTCACATTTATGGGTTGAGGGCGAATACCAAGTCAGGCGGCAAGTCCAGGTTTGAGCCAAGCGCGGCCCAGGCGCGGATGCTGGGAGGTGGCAAAGACACGCCTGGGTCCAGGCAAAAGGCGCGTTATTTCAACCGGCTGGCGGACCGCTACGGCCCAGATGGGGCGATGCAGCGGTTCATGAGGGAGGACGGCAGCGAGGTCAGCCTGAAGCAGCTGCAGTCCCGCTATGGCGACCCGGCCAAGATCACGGCGGCAAAGGCAAAGGCCAAACCCAAGCCCAAACCGAAGCCAAAGACGAAGCCCAAGCCAGCGTCCGCTGCTGCTTCGACGCAGCCTAAGCGCAAGCCAAAGGCGCCACTCTCAACAGAGGCTCAGCGAGAGGTCATTGATCGCCAGATCAAGCGCATTGAAGAGAAGCCTCCATGGACCAGGGAGTATTTGCTGGCCAACAATTCCAAATTCAAAAAGCTGCAGGCTGAGATTTCTGATCTTGAGGGCCAGTACAAAAAGACAAAGGATCGCAGCATCCTGGATCGGCTTGATGTCCTGGAAGAAAACAGCGATGACATCCAGTTCGCGGCTAAGAAGCGATACCGCAAGCTGATTGAGCGGCGGGGCTACCTACGCAAAAAGATTGCAGACGAAGAGGCCCGATTCGCGGCAGAAAGGACTGCTGCGGCACAGGCCAAGGCGGCCAAGGCGGCTAAAAGCTACCAGCCCAAGAGCGTTGGGAGCGTTGCCGGCCTTGTTGACAAACACGTCCCGATTGCGAGCAGTACCCAAAAAGCTGGCCTGTCGCCCAAAGACCTTGAAAAGGCCCTGTCGGATCTTGCCGAGCTACCAGGAGAGGCCGGAACCAACGCTAAGGCGATGATTGAGTTTCTCGAAAGGAGCGACTCGACTCTGCTGATGACCGGAAAGATGACACCGGCCGAGCGATACGAGATCTTCACGAAGAACGCCACCTTCAGGCGGACCGTTCTTGAAAGGAGATCAGGCCAGGGAGCAGACATTGTTGGCCATGCCATTAGGAAGAAGCTCGACGGCGAGCAAATCCCTGATCTGTATGAGCAGAGAATTGATCAGTTCCTGAAACGGTTCATGACTCCTCCGCCGAATGCGAACGGTCAGGCGTTCAAAGGGTTTAATTTCATCAGTGTCAAGGACGGCAACAAGCTCAACGGCGGCGCATTTGACGCCAAGGCTTTACGGCAGCGAGTCAAAGACAAGTTGGCGCTAGTAGAAAAGGGAGACGAGCCCTGGAGCTTCAGCTCTATGCCCGGCAGGGCGACCATCCTGGACGCTCCAGCAAGAGACGCTGAGTCAGTGATGTCAACTCTGATCCACGAGGTTGGCCACGTCGTTCAGTTCATGGACGAAACCAGAAATGACAGGCTTGGCATACGACTCAGGGCCAAGCGAAAATTGACCCAATACAGTGGCACTAATGATCGAGAGGCCTTCGCTGAAGGTTTCGTGGCCTTTGTCTTGCAGCCCGAAAAGCTGAAGGAGATGCGGCCAGAGCTTTACGACCGCATCCGCAGAAGCCTGTATGAGTTTTTAGCCAAATGAAGATGACCCCTAACCTGAGCCAGGCGCTAGAGCTTGCAAAAACAGACCGATTCTCCGGCGTTCGTCTTCGGGCGCTGAAGGCTTTGCACGACGAGGCCAGCGCAGAAGAGAAGCCTTACATAGGCGAGCTGTTTGAAGTATTAGCAAGCCTTGCTGAAACGCCGGAGCATTTAGAGGTTTTGTCTGCTATTAGCGAGTGAACTAACCTGGAATTGCTGTTCGGGCTTAGTCCCATGCAACTGCATAGCAAGTTCAAGCTTTCCATGGCTGGTCAGCAGCCAGCTGAAGAGGCACCGGCCTGCCCTCCTAAAAAGCCCGCGGCCAAGAAAAAGCCCGCTAAAAAGGAAGCAGCAACCGAGGCTGAGTGATGCCTAAGGGACCTGGAACCTACGGCTCGAAGGTGGGCCGGCCTCCCAAGAAAAAGAAAAAGGGGGGCAAGAAAAAGTGAGGGTAGGTCAGCGAGTGAGCTGGACTTACGGGGGAAAGGCCACCTCCGGCAAGATCGTCAGCCTGAAGGGCGAAGGCCTGCACACTGTCAAGGGGCCCTCTGGTGGGACCGTCAAACGACGCGGGACTAAGGACAACCCGGTGTATCTGATCAAATCAGACAGCACTGGCAACTCAGTCCTTAAGACGCGCTCTGATTTGCGCCCAGCCAGGTCTTAATGGGCCAGGCCGGGCGTCTGGACTTTTTTCTAATACAATCGGGCGGCAATTAACCTTACGGGTTATTCATGTCCGACGAACAACTGCAAGAGGCTACGCCGACAGCAGAGATAACCTATGGCGAACTTGATGCGCTGAAAAACAGCGTTGAGGCGCTAGAGCGAAAGAATCACGAGCTGATTGGCAAGCTGAAAAAGGCCAAGTCTGTCCCCGACAATGTGGACGTGCAGGCCTTGCTGGACTTCAAGGCAAAGGCGGAGCAGGCTGAGCTGGAGTCCCAGGGCAAGTACACCGAGGCCCGGCAGGCGATGGAACAGCAGTTCCGTGATGCCGCGGCCGAAAAAGATAAGCGGATCAGCGAACTCGAAAGCCGCGTGCGCGAGCTTGAGCTGATCGCACCTGCAACCGCGGCCCTCGCTGACGTCGTCCATGACCCCAGCATGTTGTTTAAGGCTGGCCTGTTGGACGTCAACAAGCTCGACCGGGACGACAACGGCCAGGTGGTCTACAAGGACGGCTATGAGCGCACGTCGCTGTCTGACTACGCTCGTCGGCTGCCTGACTACATGCAGAAGGCGCCCAAGCCCCAAGGAAGTGGTGCCCCTGCAGCTCGCAGCATGGGTTCCGAGGGCGGCTTTGATGAGGAACTGCTGCGCCGTATGACGACTGGCGGCCACAACCGCGGGGTCAATATGTCCGTGGTCATGGAGGCCTACCGGCTGTACCCAGACACCTGGCAGAAGTACAAAGCGGAAGCGGAGCGACGTTTACGCGACCGTTAATATGAAGCAACTGGTAAGGCTACGCCGCGCCAAACGGGTTACGCCCAAGCCCTGAAACATTTCACTGGAGATTATGGCCACCCTTCGGTCGGACTTAATCATCCCGGAAATTTTCAGCCCCTACGTCATTGAAGAATCGACCCGTTCTGACGCATTTCTGCAGTCAGGCGTGGTCCAGCCAATGGCCGAGCTGAATACCTCTGGCGATGGTTCTGGCGATTTCGTCAGCGTCCCTTTCTACAAAGCCAACCTTTCTGGCGACTTCGAGGTGCTGACTGACAGCACTTCCTTGACCCCCGGCAAGATCGAGGCAGACCGCCAGATTGGCGTGCTGCTGCGGAGAGGCCGGGCCTTTGAGGCGCGGGATCTCGCCGCGCTTGCATCCGGTTCGGACCCCATGGCCGCCATTGGTCAGAAAATGGCCCGTTACGTCAACCACCAGAAGCAGAAGGATCTTCTGTCCTGCCTGGGCGGCGTGTTTGGTTCCGTCAACAGCACCAGCGCCAGCGCAGCCTTCTTCGGTCTCACCCTCGACGGTGGTTCCGGCGACACCCCCACCGGCCTGAACCCGAGCCACGTTGCTCGCGCTAAGAACCTGCTGGGCGACCAAGGCGACAAGCTGACCGCCGTCGTGATGCACTCTGCGGTGTATTACTCGTTGGTCGAGCGCCGCGCTGTTGATTTCGTCCTGGCAACTGATGCCAACGGCGGATCTGCAACTGCTTCTGGCGGTTCGATGTCTGAAGCCTTCACTGGCTCCGGCACCGTGCCCACGTTCCTCGGCCTCCGAGTGATCGTTTCGGATGACGTGCAGACTGCAGGTTCCGGTTCCTCTACGGAATACGCAACCTATTTCTTCACCCAGGGCGCAATCGGTTCTTCCGAGAACACTGCTCTGACCACTGAGACCGACAGGGACATCCTGGCTCTCAGCGATGCAATGGCCATTTCTCTTGGGTATTGCTACCACCCGATTGGTTCCAAGTGGGGCGTGACTACTGTCAACCCGACTCGCAGCCAACTGGAAACCGTTGGTAACTGGTCCAAGGTTTACGAGACCAAGAACATTGGTATCGTCCGGGCCACGGTTACTTCTACTCTTGACTGACGGAGGTAACTAACTAATGGCATCTGTTTTTGAAGCAACCGCAGGTCTGGCTATCGGCTACACCTCCGGTTCGTCGGTGACTCAATCAACCGACAAAAGCACGGGGGTGACGATCAACGCCGCCTCTGGCGCGATCACCCTGAACGATGCAGCCCTGGCAGCAGGCGCTGAGGTTTCGTTCACTGTCACCAACGACAAGGTGACTGCCTCCGATGTGGTTCTTGTGAACCACGCCTCGGCTGGCACTGCCGGCGCCTACTTGGTGCAGGCCAACAGCTTGGCTGCTGGATCCTTTGCGATCACCGTTGCCAACCTGTCTGGTTCTTCGGCATCTGAGGCAATCGTCCTCAACTTCGTCGTGATCAAGGGCGCTACGTCCTGATGGCGATATTCGCTTTCCGGCGAATGAGGGAACAGGTGGCCGCTGCTTTGGCGGTGGCCCCGCCTCCCCCTCCTGCTAAGACCAAGGCAAAGACCACAACCCGCAAGTCCAATGGCAGTAACAATCGACGCAACAGCGGGCGGAGCGAGCGCGAACAGCTACATCACGCTGGCGGAAGCTGACGCCTACGTCGAAGCCATGGTGCTTGGCACCGATGCGGCCCATTGGGACAGCGGCAACGAGGACAGCCGCAACCGAGCGCTGACTGCAGCGACGCAGCGCCTGGACCGTGAAAGATTTCTAGGGGCAAAGGCGACCGACACGCAGGCCCTGGAGTGGCCGCGCACTGGCGTCCGCAAGCCTTCGACCTATATCAACACCTACGCCACGGGCTTCCCGATCCGAATCTCCGGTGACTTCTTTACTGACACCGAGATTCCGTCGCAGATCAAGCACGCGCAAATTGTTCTTGCGGTCTATCTGCACAACAACAAGGACGGCCTACAGCTTGGCGGCCTTGAAGACTTCAAGAGCGTGCAGGTGGGCAATATCAACGTGATCCCCGACAAGACTGGAGCCGTGGGAGCTGACCGCGTGCCGCCCATGTTTGAAAGGTATCTGCACAGCCTTAGAATCAGCGGACCAGGAAACATCGCCGTCAAACGGAGCTGATCAATGGGGATTCCTTTTGGCGTTAGCGGTGAAGTGATCACCGACACGGCCGCACATACAGGCCGATTTGGCGCGATCTACTTCAAAGAGGAAACGGTGATCAGCGCAATCACTGCCGACAGCTATACCGGCAATAGCCTGGCCAGTGAGACCTTCCCAGCCGATTCGATGATCTACGGCCTGTTCACCAGTATCACGCTGACCAGCGGCGCCGCTATTGCCTACAGGGCCTGATGGCACTCGGAGACATCCTGCAGAAGAAGCTGGCCCCGATTATCGGCGGGTCAGTTTTTGGCGGTGATGTGACCGTCCGAATCCTGACCGCGGGGTCTTACAACACCACAACGGGCGAGATTGCAGAGAGTGCGTCGGACACTGCCATTAAAGGCATCGTCTCAGACGTGACCTTAAAAGAAGCCAACGAACTGGTCCAAGCGGGCGACAAAAACCTCAAGATTTCTGCGGCTGACGTAGCGGCTGCACCTGGCACCAAGGATCAGGTGGTGATTAGCAGCGTCGTCTACCAGATTGTTCAGGTTGAAACGACAGAGCTAAACGGAGTAGACATCGTCTACGACTTGGTGCTGAGGGCGTAGGCATGGCTAGGCAGGTCCCAGTAGGCGAGATCCCAGACGACGTGAGGGAGAGCTTGCGAATTTTGGTAGCCGCCAGCGTTTTGGAAGCTTACGCAAGAATCAAGACGGCAACGCCAGTAGACACCGATCGCCTGCGGAGTTCTTGGCAGGTTGAGCTGCCGCAGAAGGGCGCGCGCAAGCTGGAGGGGCAGATCACGACCAACGTCGAGTATGCCGAGCCGGTTGTCTATGGAACGTCGTTGCCTCCCTCCTGGGGCGGTGAGTACAAGACCCTCCAGGGCACAAAACCGGGTTACCCCGACCTGATTGCCAAAGAACTTGAGGGCTGGTCCCAGGAGCGCTGGCAGGCAATCCTGAGGAGGTCTAGGTAATGGCAGCAGCAGACCTCAACGAAATCAGGGCCACGATCGAGGCTCGGATCACCACTGAGCTGAACAAGGCGCCCAAGATTCCGGTCATGTTCCACAACATGGCCTACAAGCCAACCGCAAATAGCTCCTGGGTGCAGTGCTTGACCACCTTCGGGGCCAGCGAATATCTCAGCCAAGGGCTCACCACTAACTCACGCAACCGCGTTGTGGGCGTCGTTGTGTTCAACATCTTCACGGCCAAAGGCCGCGGCCCTGGGTCTAATTACAAGATTGGTAAACGAATCCGAGACCTTTACAATAGGGTCATCGTGTCGGGGGTTTTCTTCGACGCTCCAGTCGGTCCAGAGGCACTGGCTACACCAGCTCCCGAGGGCTACTTCCAATCTCAGGTCCGTGTGACCTTTGAAACCATCGAGGAACTCTGACCCATGGCCACCCTTCGAGGCGAGCAAGGCGCTGTTCAATTTGACGCCACCGGCTCCAGCAATGCAACCATCGTCGGCACCCGCAGCTGGACGCTGACCATTACCAAGGAAACCTTAGACACCAGCAAGCACGGAGACACCTTCCGCAGCTTTGTTGGAAGCATGGTTTCTGGCTCTGGCACTGTTGAGCTGGTGTACGACCCTGACGCCACTGGCCAGTCGGGCTTCCTTGAGGACGTGGTCACCACTGCAGACACTGCAGACGCCACCTTCGAGCTGTTCACTACCGGCACCAGTTCAGGCACTGATTCGGTCAGCTTTGCTGGCATCATCACCGACATGGAAATTACTTCCACCGTTGGTGAGTTGGTGATTGTGAGCGCTAGCTTCGTGACCAGCGGCACCATCACTTCAAACCTGGAGTGATAGGGGTATAGTTTGGGCGTCAAAGTTGGCGCCTAAATGCCTGCATCAAATCGAACTGTTGACCTGCTGGTTGGGGCGTTTGACCTCAACCAGAGGCGCAAGTTTCAGCTGAAAAACGCGCAAGGCCAGAAGATCGTCGATCTGTACTTCGCGCCAATCACTCGCGCTGACCGTAAGAAGGCGGCCCAGTTGGCTGGCAGCGAAGAGGCCCTGGACATTTCCACCCAGATGCTTTGCCAGAAGGCAGAGCTAGAAGACGGCACAAAGGCGTTCGCGCCTGCGGATGCAGCAAAGCTTCAGCGTCAACTGCCCGAGTCAGTGCTGAACGACCTAGAGCTGTTCCTCTTTGGCATCAGCGAAGAAGCGGACCTTGAAGATGCAAAAAACGACTGAAGCAGGACGGATGGACTCGCTTTGAGTTCTTCCTAGCCTGCGAGTTGGGGATGACTGTGAGCAGGCTTCGGTCTGAACTTACAGACGCCGAGCTGGTCTACTTTGCTGCGCATTTTGAGCTGAAGGCAGAAGAAGAAGAGCGGGCAATGGATCGCGCAAAACAGCGTCGGCGGTAGAGTTAGGGGACTGCATGTTGTCCTGTGGCCGAGTCAGTCCTTAGGTTTAGGGTTGAGACGGCTGACGCCAACGCGAAGATCGCGCACCTGACCAAGAAGGTGCAAGGTCTAGAGGTTGCGGTCCTCAAGGCAGGCGGCACAACACAAACTGCGGCCACAGGTATGCGGGCCATGGGCAAAGGCGCCCAGGCCGCGGCTGTTGGCGCCAGAGGATTAGGAACTGCGGTCAACGCGGCCCTAGGTCCTATTGGCCTGCTGTTGTCTGCAGCGGGAGCCCTTACGCAGGCGTTTGGCGTACTGGCAAAGCAGGACTTTGCAGAGGCCAAGGTTCGCACCCTTGGGGTCAACAGTGAAGAGCTGACAAAGCGACTAAAAGGCGTCAGCCGTGAGTTGAACGGCCAAGCGAGCGTCACAGAGCTGACGGCGGCCGCTTACGACGTCGCATCAGCAGGCTTTGCCAACGCAGCTGACAACGCCAGGATCTTGCAGGCGGCTAGCCAGGGCGCAACTGGTGGCTTCTCTGACATCAACACTGTCGCCGACGCGGCCACCTCTGTCTTGAATGCCTACGGCAAGACAGCCGACGAAGTCAGCGCAGTTGTCGATGGGTTTATTCAGACCCAGAACGACGGCAAGATCATCATTGGCCAATATGCGGCCAACATCGCCAAGGTGTCGCCAGTTGCGGCCGCCCTGGGCGTTGAGCTGGCCGAGGTGAACGCGGCGGTGGCGCAAATCACCGCAGCGGGCACCAACGCAGAGGTGACCTTCACTGGCTTAAAAACGGCCTTGGCCCAGGTCGCTGCAGGCAAGGTTGGGCAGGAGTTCAAAAAGTTCGGCATTGAGATCAACGCTTCGACCATCAGGAGCGAAGGCCTTGCCGGCACTTTGGAGAAGATCAAGAAGTCGGGCGCTGATGCCGGCACGGTGATCAAGGCGTTTGGCACTGAGGCTGGCCCTGCAATCTTGGCCTTGCTGGAGGACACCGAGAAGTTCAACAAGCTTTTGGAAAATCAAAGGCAGGCGCAGGGGGCGGCCGCGAAAGCTGCCTTTGAGGCAAGCGACACGATCAACGGATCTCTGAACAGGTTGCGCGTTGCTTTTGAAAACTTGTTTGCAGATGGCAGCGAACTGGGCGATCTGCTGAAGCTGATTTTCAAGGCTGCGGCCGTGACGGTCGAAGTGTTTGGCGTCACGATCAACAACCTGCTGGCACCGTTTAGGGCTATTGGTGCGGCGGTCAATCAGGTTGGCGAGGCGATCGGAGAAGCTCTGGGCATGAAAGGCGTGAACATCGCCTTCGAAATGCAAGAGGCCTACAAGGGCGTCCTAGACGTCTTTACGCAGGTCAGCGATTTCATCGTTGGCCTTGGCGTCAGGTTCGGAGATTTTCTTGGCGGGATTGTTACCGGGACAAACGAGACCGCAAACAAGATCAAGGACAACTTGATCGGCGGCTTTAAGGACGCTTTTGACGGCATCAAAACCGCGATGCAGAACTTCTACAACGGCCTTCCTGGCTGGGCGAAGTTTCTGATTGAGGGAGCCGCAAAGGCTGCTGGCATCGTTGGCGGCCTTGTGCAGACCGCTATGGGTGGCGTTCAGCAGGTCGCGCAAAACGTCATTGGGGCGGCCGCACCGCTAGTTACTGGAGCAGGTGGCGCAATTCAGCAGTTTGCCCAAACGACCATCGCTGCAGGTCAAGGATTTAAGGCAGAGGAAAGGTTAAGGACCGCCAACGCTCAGCAGCAGCAAGCTGCGAACGGGATCGTTCCAACCGGCGGCGGACTTGGCGGACAATTCCAAATGCCAGGTTTTTCCGGGTCAGGCATGGACCCTACCGTCTCGGCTGATGAGGCTTTTGCCAAGCAGGTTGAGAAGCTTGCTGAAGGCAACATGCTCCTGGAGGCAAGGCTTGAAGGCAACGAGAGAGAAGAGCAGCAGCGCCAAGCAATCGCAAACATCATCGAGCGGTCGGGCTTCATTGATAAAGAGCGGATCGACGATGCCAAGCGAACCCTGCAGGCAATTTTTGATCAGACAAATGCCCTAGAGGAGCAGGGCAAGGCACAGGACGAGTTAGACAAAAAGCAGAAGAAGGCCGGCGAAAGGATGCAGGCCCTCTACGCCGACATCGGCACGACCATCAAGGACAGCGTGGTGGATGGCATCACGGGCGCGATCCAAGGCACGAAGAAGCTCAAGGACGTGGCCATGGACTTGATGAATAAGCTATTGAGCAAGCTGATCGACTTTGCCGTTAATGCAGCACTGTTTGGCCTGGGCGGCATGGGCAGCGGTGGCGGCCTGCTGGGCGGCCTGTTTAAGTTTCCCGCGAAAGCAATGGGCGGCCCGGTGTCAGGCGGCTCTACTTACATGGTGGGCGAGCGGGGCCCTGAGCTGTTTACGCCTAACCGAAGCGGCACAATCATCCCCAACCACGCTCTGACTGGGAACTCAAATATCACCGTGAATGTGGACGCAACTGGCTCCAGCGTCGAAGGTAACGCCGAGGATTCCAAGCGATTGGGCGAGGCGATTGGCATCGCAATCCGAACCGAATTGATCAAGCAAAAACGCCCAGGAGGTCTTCTTAGCTGATGGCTACGTTCCCAAGCATCACCCCGAGCTATGGGGCTCAAAAGTCAAGCAAGCCAAGGTTCACCACCGTGGAGTTTGGTGATGGCTTTACCCAGCGGCTGACCTATGGCATCCCCAGCCAGATGAACCCCAAAGAGTGGGGTTTGAGCTGGAACAACATCAGCGAAGCCGACGCCGACACCATTGAGACATTCCTCGACGCCAGGGCCGAAGACTGCGCGAGCTTTGACTGGAGCCCGCTAGACGAGACGGACAGCTACAAGTGGATTTGTCCAGAGTGGAGCAAGTCGATCAGCTACAACGGCAGGGCCACCATCGTGGCGACCTTCCGCCAGGTGTTTGAGCCCTAATGGCAGTACCCACCTCAGAGCTGCAGAAGGTCAACCCGAGCAGCATCATTGAGCTGTTTGAACTTGAGCTGTCCGAAGCCCTGCATGGCGCGGACTTCACCTACAGGTTCCACTCTGGGGTCAACCCCTACAACAGCAACGGCAACATCATTTGGGCGGGGAACACCTACACCCGTTATCCCATTGAGGCTGAGGGGTTTGAGTACAACGCAGACAGCGGTCAGCTGCCCCGGCCGATCCTTCGCGTCTCAAACATTCTGGGCACGATGACGGCAGTCCTAATTAGCGCAAACGCAACCACTGCGGGCAACGACTTGACCAGCGCCAAGGTGACCAGGATCCGCACGCTGCTGCGCTACATCGACGACGACAATTTCCCAGACGAGGACAGCAACCCTTTTGGGACGGCCAGCAGCACAACCAAGTTTCCAGACGAGATCTACTACATCAGCCGCAAAGTCACAGAGAACCGAGACCTTGTTGAGTTTGAGCTGGCTGCATCATTTGACTTGTCAGGCATCAAGGCGCCCAAACGCCAGTGCAATCAAAACCTTTGTCCGTGGATCTACAAGGGAGCAGAGTGCGGCTACGACGGCAGCGCCTATTTCGATGAAAACGACAAGGCGATCACGTCGGCCACAGATGACAAATGCGGCAAACGGCTGAGCAGTTGTCAGGCGCGGTTTGGCGAGGCCAACGCACTACCCTTTGGGGGCTTTCCTGGCATTGGTGCTTTTAGGTGATGAACGCCACGTCTAGAGCCAAGGCACTGGCTCATGCGAAGCAGGAGGACCCGAGAGAGGCTTGCGGTTTACTCGTCATCGTCAAAGGCCGCGAGAGGTATTGGCCATGTAAAAACCTGGCTGATGAAAACGATTTCTTTGTCCTCGATCCAGTCGATTACGCCGCCGCGGAAGACCAGGGTGAAGTCGTGGCAGTCGTCCATAGCCATCCAATCTCAAAACCGGAGCCCAGCGATGCTGACAAGGTAGCTTGCGAAAAATCGGAGCTTCCTTGGTTTATCGTCAACCCCAAGACAGAGGAGTGGGGCCAGCTTGAGCCAACTGGCTACAAGGCGCCGCTGATTGGCCGCCAGTGGGTCTGGGGCGTGAGCGATTGTTGGACGCTGGTTCGGGATTGGTACGCCGAGCAGGGCCTTCAGCTGAGGGACTGGGATCGGCCGGTCTCGATTGATGCGTTCAACGCTGCGCCGATGTTTGACGAGTGCTGGAAAGAGATTGGCTTTAGGCAAGTGGATGTTGAGGACATGCAGAAGGGCGACGCCTTGCTAATGGCGATCGAGTCCAACAAGCTGAACCACGTTGGCGTTTACGTTGGCGATGGCTACCTGTTGCATCACCTGAGGGGCAGGCTGTCTAGCCGGGACATCCTGGGAGATTCTTCTGGATGGCTTCTACAATGCACGGGCAAGGTGCTTCGGTGCGATGCGTGAAATCAAGCTATATGGCCCCCTAGCAAGATTTGTAGGCCAACGAAAATTTTTGGCAGAGGTCAGCAGCGCTGGCGAGGCGATCAGGATGCTGGTCGCGAACTTCCCAGGCCTTGAGCAGCACATGGCCGGGTGGAATTACAGGGTTGTGGTGGACAACTACGACGCAGATCTAGATGAGGTGAACAACCCAGTCGCGGAGACAATCCAAATTATTCCTGTAGTTGCAGGCTCATTCTGGAAGACGTTTGGAAAGATTCTCGCCGGGATTGCCTTGGTTGCGGTGGCAATCATTAACCCGTTTGGCGCCGCGGCGATTGGAACCTTTGGACTCACCTCTGGTTTGACTGTGTCCACCCTTGTGGGTGTGATTGGTGCAAGCTTGATTCTTGGCGGTGTTTCGCAAATGCTGAGCCCTACGCCACAGGTGGGCTTGCTTGGCCCGGCAACTGGGTTCACGCCGCCCAAATCCTCTGAGGGTTCAGCCCTAGATCCGCAAGGCCAGGACTCCTACAGCTTCAGCGGGATTCAAAACACCTCGAAGGCCGCGACGCCGGTCCCCGTGGTCTTTGGGGAGACAATCGTCGGGTCAGTCACGATTTCTGCAGGCATCGACGTAGACAACAAATGAGCAAGCCTGACAAGAAAAAGCCACAAATCATTGGCGCTAAAGGCGGCACCACGGTCGTCCAGCAGCAGATCGTTCAGCAGGTAAGCGCTCCGCCTCCTGCAAGGACGCCGACGAGAACAGCTGACAATCTCAGCTCAACTGCTTTTGGTAACATCCTCGATCTAATTAGCGAGGGCGAGATTGAGGGGTTTCCTTCTGCACGGGATTACACCCGCGGAAGCGACAACTACAACAAGGCACTTCTCAAAGACGTGTTTTTGGCAGACACGCCGATTCTGCGCTCAGGGGCGGATGTCACAGACCTGCAATCAAGCGATTACAACTTTCAGGGAGTCACCGTTACCCCAAGGTATGGCACAAACTTCCAGGCATACGTTCCAGGTTTCGAGGCGACAGAGGACGTTAAGCAAGTCAACACTGCGCTTGAACAGGGGGACGGAATTACTCGGCAAATCACTGACACGAACGTAGACGCGGTCAGGGTCAGCATCGCGGTGCCTCGACTGGAGCGGGCCACAAACGAGGGCGATGTTCTTGGCACTAGCGTCACGATTGCAATTGAGCTTCAGTACAACGGCGGCGGTTTTACCGAAGTCAAGAGAGACACAATTAGCGGCAGAACAGTTGATAAGTATGAGCGGGACTATGTTGTCGAGCTTGACGGTGCATTTCCTGTTGACGTAAGGGTTAAGAGAATCTCAGGCGACACAACAGATCAGAATGTCAACCCGACGCAATTCACAACTTACACCGAGCTGATTTATCAAAAGCTGCGCTATCCAAACAGCGCCTTGGTCGGTCTTCGCTTTCAAGCGGAGCAATTTAGCAGCATACCCAGCAGGGCCTACCGAATCCGCGGCATCAAGATCAAGATCCCAGACAACGCCACTGTGGACCAGGACACGGGGCGGTTAATTTACAGCGGGACTTGGACTGGCACCTTTGGCGCAGCGCAATGGTGCACCTGTCCGGCTTGGATCCTATACGCACTTTGCACTTCAACTCGCTTCGGTTTTGGTGACCACATCAGCGAGGCGCAGCTCTCGAAGTTCGATTTTTATTCCGCCAGTGTTTATGCGAACGAGCTTGTTGATGCGGGGCTGGGCGATGGCACAAAAGAGGCCCGGTTCAGCTGCAATGCTCTGATTCAAAACCGCTACGAGGCATATAAGCTCATCAACGATTTGTGCAGCGTCATGCGTTGTCAGCCGTTTTGGGCTGCAGGCGCCTTGACCTTGAGCCAGGACAAGCCGACCGACGTCACCTACGTTTTCAACCGATCAAACGTCATCGAGCCTGGGTTTAGCTACACGGGCTCAGACGTCAAAACCCGCCACTCTGCGGCCGTTGTCAGTTACCTCAATCTCGAAACAAGGCAGCAGGAATTTGAGGTTGTAGAAGACCGGGACGCCATCGCCAAATATGGATGGGTCCCGACTGAGGTCAAGGCGTTTGCCTGCACTTCTAGGGGCCAAGCAAACAGGCTCGGACAGTGGATATTGTTCACCGAGCAAAACTCCACCGAAGTAGTGACGTTCAGTGCCTCACTGGACGCCGGCACGCTTGTACGCCCAGGCAGTGTGATCGAAATTCAGGACCCTGCACGCGCAGGCGTGCGGAATGGAGGCCGCATTACTGCATCAGGCGCAAACACAATCAACGTTGACGACGCGACCGGACTGCCAAGCGACGACGCAACCCTAAGCGTCATTTTGCCTGATGGTTCAGTTGAAACAAAGAACATTATCAGCAGGACCGGCACGCTAATCACTGTTGACGAAAACTGGTCAACCCAACCCCAGGCAAATTCTGTGTGGGTTGTCCAAACAGACGACATCCAGGCCCAAGCGTTTCGCGTTCTTGCTGTCAAAGAAAAAGACGAGCACATCTATGAGTTCGCAGCGCTCGCCTATAACTCGACTGCCTACGACCACGTCGAGAGGGGCTACAAGCTATCGACGCGGACCATAACGACTCTCAACGCAATCCCCTCGCCACCAGAAAACCCGCAGGCATCTGAAAAGTTCTACGCGGCTAACGACAAGGCAAAGGTAAAAATTGTCGTCAGCTGGCAGGCGATTAAAGGCGTCCCCCAATACAAGGTCCGCTACAGGGCCGACAACGACAACTGGGAGACCCAGATCGTCACAAAGCCGGACGCCGAGATTCTTGATACCAGGGCGGGCGCATACACCATCGAGGTCTACAGCATCAACTCACTTGGCAGGCAGTCGAGTGACTTTGCGAGCCTGACGTTTAACGCGATTGGCAAAACCGCTATTCCTGCAGACGTACAAGGTCTGACGTTTGAGGCGACTAGCGACAAGGAAGGAACGCTGAGCTGGACGGAATCAACTGACCTTGACGTGATTCATGGCGGCAAGGTTTACATCCGTCACTCTGGTAAAACTGACGGCACTGGCAGCTGGAGCAACAGCGTTGACCTGATCAACGGCATTGCTGGTTCGTCCACTAGCGCCAAGATCCCGTTGGTGGACGGGGAAGTGCTGGTCAAGTTTGCCGATGACGGTGGCAGGCTTAGCGCCAATGAAACCAGCTTGATCATTCTGTTGCCAGAAACGCGCAACAAACTGCTGTTGCTATCACGACTAGAGAGTCAGGATTCGCCTCCGTTCCAAGGGATAGACACCAACACGTTCTACAGCGATGAGTTCGACGCTTTGACGCTGCAAAGCACTGAGCGAATCGACGATAAAACCGAAGACATCAATTTGTGGGGGTTGATTGACTCTCTTGGCGATACTGAAGCAAGCGGTGAATACGTTTTTGCCAGCACGTTAGATCTTGAAAGCGTGTTTTCGCTTGACCTTAAGCGTCGGTTTGTGACTCGCGCGATTTACCCCGACGATTTGATCGACGACAAAACCGCTCTTATCAACGCATGGCCTTCGTTTGACGGTGACGTTGCTGACAAGGTTAATGCCAAGCTTTACCTGCGAAAG